GCCAAGAAGCGGGCCGAACTATACAGGCAGATTGGGCGCAAATTGTGAAATTCGGGGGCATCGCACATTTACAAGCAGATGCTTTACCTGAACCCTGACACAACCAACACCCTGACGGTTACTTGGACCGAGCGAGCCAGTACCGGGGACCGCTACATCTTGCGACTTACGAGCATCGCCAAGAACACCACGACCGATTTCACCCTGCTGAAATCTGCCAACCTTTCCAACTATACCAACCGCTATGACCAATTTTCGCTTAACGTGGGGTCGATTGAAACGGGTTCCTATAAGTATGAGGTGTACGATACCAATAGCACGGTTGCCGCTGCTTTGGCGGTCGTTGAAACGGGCTTGGCTTTTGTACAAACCGCAACGATAGGCTTCAACACCTACGCCAATAGCATCAACTACACAATTTACGGGGCATCCGGTGAGGGTGTCTTTGATTCCACTTTTGACTCAACTTTTGACTAATGAGCGTACAAACAAGAAGCGAACTCCAAGCGAGCGCATTAACCATCACCAACGAAACCGCTGCCGGGGCGAACACCGCTGCACGGGTAGGCGGTTTATTTGATGACCTTGCCGATACTGCCACATTAAACAGGGAACGGGGCTTTGCGAACCTTTACCTTGACGAACCCAAAAACTTTACCCCGACGCAAGGGCAGGCCGTTAAGTTGACAACCCCACTCAAAAGCGGTTTACTATCAACCTACAATTTCACAAGGACCACCACCGCCATCACCTACACAGGCACAACGGGTGCAGCCCTTCGCATTGCTACGTCTATGGTCTTTGCGCAGGGCAACAACAACCAAATCAAGGTTTACATCGCCAAGAACGGTACACCAATAGACCAGTCAATGACTGACATCACAACGAGCCACACGAACGGCCATGCGATTTATACGGAGGCTTACGTTACGGGTGCGGTCAACGATGAGTTTACAATCTACATCAATGCCGTAAGCGATGGTGGGAGTATTGCAATTTCAGCCCTTTCATTTACCATCCACACGCTATGAGTAATAAATCTACTCAACACTTTACCCAATGGCTTGGGATAGAGCATAAGGTCCCAGTCATGCTGGAGAATCGTTCCGGCAAGTACATCACCTACGGCTTTGCCAACGAATACCCCTACTACCTGCTGGACAACTATCGCAGGTCCTCCAAGCACAACGCCATAGTCAACGGCAAGGTGAACTACATCATGGGCGGTGGATGGCAGGCAGGGGATGACTTGACCGTTGAGCAGCAGGCCCGGTTCATCAAGTTCTTCGATGGAATGTCCAGCACGGAGGACCTCAACGACATTACCGAGAAACTGGTCTTGGACTTGGAGATTTTCAACGGCTTTGCGGTTGCTGTTACTTGGTCCAAACTTGGCACGATTGCGAAGATGGAACACGTCCCGTTCGAGAAAATCAGGGTTGACAAGGAGGAGAAGATGTTCCAAGTCGCCGACTGGTACAACGACGACATGATGCAGTTGTTCCCCAAGGTCGGGGACATCGAGAAGATTCCTGCATTCGACCCGGAGAATCGCCTCGGAAAGCAATTGTTCTACTATCGTGTGTATGCAGCAGGCGTGAAGCACTACCCGCTCCCCGAATACATCGGAGGGAACGCTTGGATTGAGGCAGACGTACAGGTGGCAAACTTCCACAACAACAATCTCCGGAATAACTTTTGGGGCGGTTACTTGATTAATTTCAACAACGGCATCCCGACCCCCGAAGAGCAGGGCGACATTGAGAGGCAAATCAAACGCAAGTTCAGCGGTACGGACAACGCTGGTCGCTTTGTGGTAACCTTCAACGATGAAGCAGCGAATGCCCCGACACTTGAACCGCTCACTCCGTCCGATATGGATAAGCAGTTCGAGGTATTAAACAAATCAATCCAGCAAGAGATATTCATTGCCCACCGTGTAACCAACCCCATGCTATTCGGAGTCAAGACCGAGGGCCAATTGGGTGGACGCAACGAATTGGTCGAGGCTTACGAGTTGTTCAAGGCCACCTACGTCAACGACCGGGTCCGCAAAGTGGAGCGGATGATCAATTATTTGGGATCCTTTAATGGCGTTGAGGGTATGGAACTTATCCCCGTAGAGCCTATCACCGAGCGACTAAGCGAACAAGCCCTCTTGCAAATCATGACCCAAGACGAACTTCGGGAAAAAGCAGGTCTGCAACCCTTGGAGAAACCTGCCGATGTGGTTGGACCTAACCCCCAACCCGACGAGCAACCGCAAGCCGTGGAAGCATTGCAGAGCAATGACAACATCAAGAAGTTGTCAGGCCGTGAGTATCAAAACCTGATGCGTATCGTCAGGCAGTATATGCAGGACAAAATCACGCTGGAGATGGCTCGGACGATGTTGTCAGCGGGTTTCGGTTTGTCATCCCAAGAGATTGACACGATGCTCGGAGTGCAGGCCCAAGAGTTCAGCGAGCCTCAATGGGGCCAAGAAGACGACGAGGACTACGGATGGGGCGATGAGGAGTTCAAGGTCTTGGAAGTGGTTGCAAGCAAGTTCGGATGTCATGCAGACGATTATCATGTCATGCACTCGAAGCCGATGCGGTTTGATACAAACATCGACGAAAACATCCGCTTGGCCTTTGCCGAACTGGGCGAGGAAGAGAAAGAGTTGGACTTGAAGATTGAGGCTTACCGCAAGAAGAACCGGGACGCATCGGTTGAAGAAATGGCAAAGGAGTTCGGGGTCAGCAAGGCGAAGGTCGCCAAGCGAGTCGCCTACCTAATCACAAAAGACCGCTACCCTATCAGCAGGGCCGTGGACAAGATAGCCGAGCAGAACCTGCCCAAGAACGTGAAGGAAGTAGCAGAGCCAGTCTTGGAGGTCCGCTACAAGTACGCATGGGCGACAGGATTCAGCAACAAGGACAAAGGCTCCAGCCGTGAGTTCTGCAAGGTCATGCTTGACTTGGCAGGGCAGGGCAAGGTTTACACCCGTGAGGACATCGACGGGATTTCTGCGATTATGGGCTACTCCGTATGGAATCGCAGAGGCGGTTGGTATCACACGCCCAGCGGAGTGAACAGGCCACAATGTCGCCATGTATGGGAGCAGCAGTTGGTCATCCGTAAAGGCAATAAAATCAGCAAGGCATGAAGGCACTATTCATAAGCGAAGAAACGCTGCTCGACAACTCGATAATCAACGAGAACGTATCCTACACCCAAATACGTCCAACGGTCATCAAGGTGCAGGAGATGCGGATTCAGCCCATCGTTGGCTCTGCACTCTACGGGGAACTGGTAAACCAAGTGGTCAGCGGTTCAACCTCTGCCCTGAACCAAACGCTGCTGGAGGACTACATCCAGCCGGCTATGATTCAGTGGCTTTACTACGAGTTGCCCATGGTCTTAGCCTTCAAGTACATGAACAAGGGAATGGTTCGTAGAACAAGCGAAGAGTCCTCCCAAATGAGCATGGAAGAGATTACCCGGCTGACCGATAAAGTCAAGAACGATGCCGAGTGGTATTCCGAACGGATCACTCGCTACCTCATGGAGAACCGCAATTCATACCCCTTGTGGAACTCGCCTCCTTCTGCTCTTGACACAATCTACCCGAACGCTACCAACTACCGAACTGGGATGGTCCTCGACCGCAACCGGAGGATGGGAATCAGCAACTTGGATTACCCCTACCCCTACGGTCAATTCGGGGCGTGTAATGACTGCTAACGATGGGCGCACACAAGAAGAACATACTGAAACTGCAAAACTATGTCTTGGATAAAAATCAAGCAAGCCCTGCTGGACCTTGCAAATGCTCATCCACAGGTCAACTCCTTCGGGACGGGCGACCCTCTTGCGGTAGGCACGGACAACACCATCAACCTGCGAACCCCAAGCCGTGAGCGAATCGTCTATCCGCTCGTTTTTGCGGACGTTCAGTCTGCAAGTACTGACGCTGGTACTTTGGACTTGGTGGTTGGGGTATATTTTAGTGATAGAGTTGAGTCCATTAAGCCGATGGGCGGAGTGGTTTCGGGAAGCCCTACGCTGGGTTGGCAGGATAACGAGGACGAGGTCCTAAGCGACCAACTGCAAATCGCACAGGACTTTATATCGTCGCTTACAAACGACCCAAACGAGGACTGGACCCTCTCATCCAGCGTGAGCCTTACGAGGTTTGTAGAGAGCCGGGATGACCGCACCGCAGGGTGGCAGGCGACGATGACCTTTGAAATCCCTTACGGCCATTCGGTTTGTGAAATTCCAACCTAAAAGACATTTACAATTAAACGCTAAAAAATGCCTACACCTATTCTGCAACAAATGCTCGGCCAAGGCGGTACGATGGAGTTCGTTAACGGAGCCGTAAGCGGTAAAGTTTACGACTTCGTAGTCGTCAATGCTGCTGCTACTTTCACGGTCTTAACGGGAACTGGAAGTGAGAACCTGCTAACCGCTTACAACTTGTCGGGCGCATCCATATCCGCTGGCATCGTGATAAGCGGTCGCAACGGAGGCAAGATTACTGCCGTTACGCTAAGCGCAGGTTCAGTCATCGGTTACACATTCCTCTAATGATTATCGGCTACGGTTACGGCTACCCGACCAATATGCTCATCGG